AAGTGGCTTGGCCGTACTTGTTCGGCGCCGAGTAGTTGAAATTCGTGGTGAACGACGCAGGCAGCGTCTGCAATGCGGTTGACATCAGCGGGTTACTGGCGCTCGTAGCGCGGAATTGCTGGTAGTCAAAACCGATTCGCTTAGCTGCTTTGCCATAACCGATGTAGATCTTGTCGCGGAGCTTGAAACCGTCCATATCAACCCCTTACGAGGCCGATATTGCCGTCGCCGAGTGATGGGCCAGGGGGAACGCCCAAGAATCCGCACAGCTCGCGCCGCCATATGCGGTAAAGGCTCATGCGGTCGCGCACTTCGTCCTTGTTGTGCACCCAAACAGCCGCCTGAGCGGTGTCAAGGTTGTCCGTTGCCGACAGAACGTCAGTCTCCAGCCCTGCGAGCTTGGTCAGGAATGAAGTCATGGTGACTTCTTCCTCTGGACGCAGGCTGCCAAGGCGATGATTCAGCGTCTGCCAAATCATCGGGGCAACCCAACCCCAAGCGGTATCGCGGCGGTCGTCGAGCGTCACGTCGCCCTGCATCGGGTAACCGGCGTAGCGACGGGCGTCCGACTTTTGCTGGTCAGTAAGCATGATCGGCTCCTGCTACGTTCATCGGTGATTATGCTGCCGCGTCGAGCAGTGTCTGCAGAGCGGCTTGGTCGGCGTCTTCTTCAAAGGTAATGCCCTTTTCAGTCAGCGCGGCCTTGGTGTCTGCGAGCAATTTCGCGGCCTTGACTTCCTTCGCGCTTGGCTTTTTGTCGCCATACAGCTCATGAAAGTCTTTGTCGAAGTCCTCTCCGTTGATCAGCACGAAATCGCCCTGATCTTCACCCCACGGCTTTACTTGAATGGTGCCCATTTGTTTCTCCACGGCTTGTAGTGCCCGGAGCAGAAGCCCCGGGCGCACTCATTACGCCAACAGCAGCGCGGTGTGTTCCGACTTGACCATCGCGACACCCCAGGCCAGCGCGATTTCGTACTGGATCTGGCGGTATTGCTTGTACAGCGAGATCTCGAACGAGAGGCCGCTGACAGGGTCAGTGATGATCATGCGGTCGGACGCGCTGTCGCCGCCTTCTGGCAGAGCCGGTGCGCGGGTGGCAACAGCCAGAGCCGAGCGAGCGAACGCCATGTTGCGGGTGGTGGCGGCGATAACGGTGATCGCGGTTGCGGCTGCCGGGATGGCCTTGCGCAGGCCAGGAGCCGCCAAGGTGATGGTGCCGCCGTTGGACACATCCGAGTCACCAGAAGCCACCACGTACTTGTTGGTGTCGCCGGCAAAGGTGATCACGTCGCCGGCCAGAATGGTGCCAGTGCCAGCCACTGCCAGAGTGATCACGGTTGCGCCAACAGCATAGCCAGCGGCGTTGGTGGTCGATGCAGCACCAGTGCCAGCCAGAACGGTCTTAACCTGTGCGGATTCGCGGATCGCAAAGCCGTGCACATCGAGCAGCACGCCACGACGCAACATGCTGGTATCAGCAGCTTCGTTCGCCTTGGTCAGTTGGCCAAGGGTGCGCATGCTTGCGCCGGCGGTGGTGTCCAGCACCATCTGCAGATCGCTCATCGGTGCGCCGTTGTCCGACAGGATTTTGCGCATCTGCGCAGCTTCTGCCAGGTTAGTAGCGAACGGGACAGTGCCAGGGGTGCCATAGGCGCGGGACGACTTCAGGCACAGGTTGGCAATGTCGGATTCGACCTCGTTCACCAATGCGCGCATGCCTTGGGCGAGCTGGTCGCGCAGGATGACGTTGTACGAGGCGCCGTTGTTGTCCAGGCCGCGTTTCTCTTCACCGTTCCAACGCACCGGCACACGGCGGGCTTTGGTGATGGTCATCGACACGGAGCCGATGGTTTGGTCGCCGTCGTTCGGCGGGGTCACTGCCGGAGTGATATCGGTCGCGGTTGCGGCCGGCGCCACTGGCGAGGTGACGGTTTGACCAACCGCAGCGCGGTCGTAGGTCATGTCAGACGACACGGCAGGGATAAAGCCCACCAGTTCGCGCGAAACGACGTCCAGCGCGTTGTAGATGGTGGTTGTCAGGCCGGTGAGAGTGTTGCTCATGGATTACTCCTGGGATCAGTCGGTAACTTCACCGCCCGCAGACACGTGCGCATGCTTGCCCTGTGGGTCAAGTGCGTCGAACTGAGAGCGTGAGAGGGATTTCTTGCCATTACCGCCATTCCCACCGTTGTTCGAGGCGCCAGAGCCAGAAGCTCCAGAGCCTTTCAAGATGTGATCGCGGTGCGGGTATTGCTCAACAAGGGTTTCGATTGCTTCATCGAAGTCGGCGATTTCGCCTGGACGGGTACGGCTGTAGATCTTCTGGCCGTGCTGGTCGTAGGCGATGGTCTTGCCATCCTCGACTTTGAAGGCGGCGCCGAATTTGGACTGGACCAGGTCTGCGGGGATTGCCAGCTTCTCGCCGATGTACTTGGAACGGCTGAATGCACCGCCGATCTTTTCTTCGTAGAGCTGCTTTTCGAAGGTCTGCGCCTTGGTGGACCACTCATCAACCTGGCCTTGGAAGGCTTTGCTGATTTCGTTGCGCACCACGTCGATCTCACCGGCATCCACCAGCTTTTTTTGATCGAGCTTCGACACGAGCTCCATGGCTTTCTTGGCGGCGGCGCCGTCCGTGATCCCGTCGAACGCTTTCAAGGCCGTTTCTGCAGCCTCTTTGCCTTCGCGATGGGTCTTGGCTTCAGCGTTCAGCCGGGTAATCGTGTTCACGGTGCCGGGAGCGTCAAAAGCGACCTCTTTGCCATCGTCGTACACGTACACAGGCTTGCCGTCTTGCAGAACTGCGTGCCCTTGATCATCCAATTTCAGTTTCATTGATGCATCTCCGGGCATCCGCCCATTTGTTGAGCCATCCGGCCCGGCGCGGCGCTATCCATCCGGAATCGCGCCCATAAAAAAGCCCCGGCGGATGCCAGGGCTGTATTCGGTGTTCGTTTACTGCTGCGTAGTAGCGGGCGGGGGCGCCTTAGCAGGTTGCGCGTCCACTTTGGCCTTTTCCTCATCCCAGTCGATCTCATCGCTGAGCAAGCCACGGCGCTGCACCTCCTCAAAAAGGGTTTGGTCGGAAAGAATCCGAGCCTTGTTGAGGCTGAGCAGGAACGGCATGGTCGTTTCAGGGCTGAAATCGATGTCGAAGTTGCCCTTCACCTTGACGTGGCCGCCATCCGGCAGCTTCATCCACATGGCGAAGTACTGAAGCACCTGGTCAAGCGCGTCTTCGAGTTGCCCTGCCATTGTCTGGAGGGGACTCATCTCCTGAGCCGCTTCTTCCTCGGACTGCGAAGCCGTTTTGACGGTCTGCTTCTCCTTCTGGAGCAGCTTGGCACCGGCGAGACGCATATCCTCGACCAGATCCAGCAGTGACTGGCGACCAGCTTCAATCGCCTTGCCGGTGTGCTCTACCCACTTCATGTCGCAGCCTTTCGGCAGGCGAGTAGCTGAGCCTGCGCCAACTGTGATGTTTTCGCCCTCATCGAGGCCGATCACCGCAAGCATCGGCACTCGCGCGATGTGCATGATGTTGTCTTGGTCACTCTGGGACTGCCAGTGCTTGACGTTCATGTTCGCCAACTCAAGGAGCGGCGGTGTCGCGGTGAGGAAGCCGGTGCGCTTGGTGTAGAAGGTGGCAAGCGGGATAACTTTCAGACTGGTTCGGCCCTCGTCGTGCTTCTGCCAAGTTTTCTGACCTTTGCCATCGTCGACTTCGCGGAAGGTTGCCCATCCGCCCGGCACCAGAACGCGGATCTGATCCACGGTCTTCGTCCCGAACGCACCGTCTTCAACCTCAACGCACTCCATGTACCGGAACTGCGTCAGAACCTGTTCGCCAGCATTGTTCGCTGATCGCCAGCCGAGCACTTGGCCGGGCTTGATGATCACCGCGTATGGACGCACACCGGCTGACTTCTCCTCGGCCTTGGTTTTGATGCCTTCGGCCTTCGGGTGATCAACCAGCACATGGAACAGACCGTGTGACAGGCCGCCACTGAACAGCGACTGAGCCCAGACCTGCAGGTTGTTGCCCTGAAGGTCGAAGTCTTCGGCCATCTCCTTGATTTGATCAGGCACGTCGTCGGTCAGCGTGATCGGATCGGCAAACACCCGCCCTGTCATGTTCTGGACTGTCTCACTCAGCGCGGGAAGCAGTGTCGAAGTCTTCAGGCGGGCCTGATAAGCGTCGCCCTCCTCTTTCGGCCACTGCGGCAAGAACTTTGTTCCTGCCTTGCGCATGGCCCTCGTTCCACCCATGAGAGCGTCGATGATGGCCCAGTCCAGCCGCATCTCGTCAACGACGGGTAGCGTTTTGCTCGGATCATCGGACATAGGTTTACATTCTCAGGGATTCTTGGGAGGCGACTCGCGTTTTGATTGGGTAGCGCTTCGCAATGAAGTAACCCGCCGCGTCGTTCATGTGGTCGTGACCCTTTTTCGGATCTTTGTCAGGCTCGCCCTTGTCGGTGTACGTCTGCCGTTCCAAGCACTGAGTGAGCTGCGGGCATTGGTCAATGTTGACCTTCAGCCGGCGCTCGCCGTAGGTGTTCAGGAACATCGCGTTAACCGAGTTGATGCGGTCTTTGACGCCTGGGTTCGTTGAATCGACAACAACAGTGAAGCCAGCCTTGCGAAGCAACGATAGATCGGACTCGCTCGCATTCTTGCTGCTGGTGTTCTGTCCGCTGGCATCTGGATAGACCGTGATTGAATGTCCCCCGAACCGAGCCTGGATCTTCTCGATCATCTCTGGCGTGTCACGAATCTTGTGGAATTCATCCAGCGCCATTGGTAGCCCATCGCGCACGACATAAACCACTGCCGCCATTTTCATGACGTTGAAGTCCATACCGATATGCAGCGCCTCGTCTGGCTCAATGCGGGACGTGGTACGGCAGTCATCACGATTGAACGTGTAGTAGATAACGCCTGAATAGCTCTCGAACCCCGCGTCGTATTCCTGCCGAAACGTGCGCGGGTCCATCTTGCGCTTGGCAGCTTCCAACTCTTCTGGCGGGACGTTGCCGCCCTGCAGCGAGGTGTATTGCCAGCTCTTGTGGTCGGGCTCACCACCTGGCTGACCGTCCTTGAATGTGTCGTAGCAGTGATTGAACCCCTTGGGAGTGCCGATACGCAGTGCGTGGCCGCCCTTGCGCAAGCCAATACCAGGAACAGTGTATTGACATGTGGAGAGCATCGGGCGAAGCACTTCTTCCCAAGCGGCGTACTTGCAGTCGGCCCATTCATCCACTAGCGTGAAGAACAGACCGGACCCCCGAAGGTCGTCGTAATTGTCGAGACCAACACAGCGCATGACGTGCCCGGACTTCAGCACAATCGAACATTCAGTCTCATTGGGGCGAGATTCACGCCAGGACAACGGTATTGCCTGTTTCAGGCGACGCCAGAACACACGCTTGGCCTGCTTGAATGTTGGAGCGCAGTACCAGATCTCGTCCTCGACGCTCACACCCCACTCAGCAGCAAGTCGGGCAGCGCGGCGCATTTCGGCCTTTCCGAGGAACGTCTTGCCGAACCGGCGACCACACACGGCATCACGAAAGCGTGCTTCAGGCTGGAAACCCCAGCAGTAAATGTTTGCCTGCTTCGGCGTCAGCTTGACCGGGGCGTCAAAGGTGCGGGGTAGTCGGGACATTCTCGTCTGGCTCCAGCGTGTACTCAGCAACGGCGTGCTGCTGGTCCGCCTGGGAGCCCAGGGGCTTTTCAGGTTCAAGTCGGCGATTCACGTAGACATCACCAACTTCTTTGGCGGCCTGCTCCAACAATTGGGCAGTCAACGCCATGTTCTTCATGTTCTCGGCCTTCTCTGCCATGCGCCCCAAGGTGCGAAGTCGATACGCTCGGTTGGCGATCGGGATCTCGGCCGTCTCTTCGCGAAACCTCTTGCGGGTGTCGTTGAACAGCATCTGCCACTTCACGTGCAGGTTGCGTCCAACGTACTTGGTTGGGTCGTATGCCTCGCACTGTTGGCGGGTAACTTCGAGCCCGAATCTTTCTTTGACGGACACCACCACTTGCGATGGCGTGTCAAAGCAGGCTAGAGCCTGTACTACAAAGGCTTTCACCTCGTCTCTGAGTGCGGCCATAGATGGGCATCCGTCAAAGTACTGTCAAAGTCAGGCCGACTTGAGCAGACAGGTTCCGCAGGCCCTCGCTATATTCAATTTGCCTACCTCGGCAGGCTTGTTTGCAGCGTCCACCAACACCTGGACGTCAGCGCTTGCGCCGTAGCGGCGAACCACTCCGACAAACTCCTCGACGTCATGGCCGCGCATCTCCAGCTTAGGCAGGCCTTCCTGCGTGAACTTTGGAGCGCCGAAGCCATCCTTCGCCTGAGCGATGTGGTAGCACTCATGCTCAATCAGTGCGCAAAACTCGACATCTGAGCACTCGGCGCAGAAGTCAGCGGCCAGCGTGATGATGAAGTCCGGCACTCGACCGAACCAATCGAACATCTGCTGCTCCATCCGAGCCTTCTGCCACCCGCCAGCACGGAAAGCTACCTGCTCAGCTTGCCCGAGCACGAATCTTCCTTGCTTGCTGAACCCTGATGATGCCCACAGGAAGCAGATGCCAGCGTCGATCAAGTGGGTGTGGTCTTCGTTGTGCAACTCCCCATCAACGGAGAACACTTGAACCTGGAGCCAATCGAGTACCTCGGGTGCAGGTGTCAGCCGAATACCGAAGTCTGATAGCTCCGAAAGCTCAAGGAGTGAGGCAGGAGGCATTGGGCGGATCACGATTCAACCTTCACGGTCAGCGTTCTGATCTTCCCGCCAGTGCAGCTGTCACGCTTCATGGCCATCTCTACGGCTTGGTAGGCAGATGCGCCCATGTCGAGCGCAGTCAGCGCATGGTCCGATCCGCTACCGATTGAATATGGTCGCTCGAGCATGAGCGGAGTTTTTGCAAGCTTGCCTTCGTAATAGCCGACCAACGCAATGGTGCCATCCTGGACAACAAGCACCTCTGCTCCGCACTCCCCGGCTATCTCTTCGCCGAAATAGGCGCCGATCAGTTCGTTGATCTCGCTAGTAGCACCAGTGCCGAGGAAGAACGCACCTTCGCGCTCTCTCAACTTATCGAAGTCGTCGTAGACAATAGTCCGACCGGCAGTGACTCGACCGTCATAGGCGATGATCCCGTCCTTATAGGCGATCGTGGTCATGTGCTACTCCGCCTGCTCAGAAAGTGATTCGGATATGCGAAAGCAGCCAGACAATCATGATGGTCATAGGGGCTATTACCAGCGCCGTATAAACCCAACCGAAGATCTTCAGCGCAAAAATCATGCGGTCGATACATTCGATAAGTGTCGGTTCGCGCTTTGGTGCTTTGCTGGTCATTGGTTCGCCTCATCGATTGGAATCACCTCTCGGTAACGTTTGGCTGCCCGGGCATGTCGCTGCAGCACTTCCTCGTCGGCTTCAAGGCCAGCGAGAAAGGCGAAGGTGTGCACGGCCACAACGTAGAACCTGAACCACCAGGGGTAGTAGGCCTTGAGGTTGATAGTTGCCATGGCGTCACCGGTCAGCCTTTGGTTTGACTCTTAACTTCGGCAACCACTTCGCGGGCGGCGTCAGCAATTGGCTTTGTTGCTGCGCGCGTGAGGTCGACTGCGATCTCAACAGGCGCAGCAGCGATCTTTACTACGTCAGTGGCGAGGCAGATTAGAGACTTGAACATTTAATCACCACGGGATCTGCAACCTACTGCAAGTATTCCAGCCGTTTCAGCCGGATATGCGCAGTCTATTGCGTGTAGAGAGTGGCGCCGGCATGAGCCTAGGCGCCCTTTGGTTCAATCGTTACGCTTTCTTGGCGAGCGCTACAGCTTCAGACCAGAACCCTGGGAGTTCGTGACCCAGCGCGGCAAGGATCGTCTCCAGCTTGGAGATGGTGCCGGCTGGGATCATGGCGTCCAGGGCGAGGACTGCATCAGCTGCAGGCGCAGCGGCAGGATCGACAACCTTCACCAAGGTCGCGGCAAGAGCCACATAATCGGTGCCGGAACCAGCGCGGCCCCCAGCTGCATTATCTGACGCCGGAGCGAGCGCTGCCTGCAGGTCGTTGACGGTCATTTCGGCCGCCGGAGCGAGCGCAGTTTGGACTTCTTCAGGCAATTCGGACATGGTTGGAACCTCTACGATGCGTTTTGCAATCCATGCGGGAAGAATGCTGTGGATGATCCAAGCAAGGATGGCTTTCATTTGTCACCAGACCCGGGCTGTGGCGCTGTTGGTTCGTTCAGGCATTGCTCGCAGTGCAGGTAGCGGCACAGCCATGCTTTGACCCGTGGCCAGTGATTGGCGATGAACCAGTGTCTCAGTCCAGCCAATGCGAGCGCTCCATGGAAGGTGACGCCGGCAGAACTTGGCGTGAAGAATATGGTGTCGTCGCGCGTAGCAATGGCAAATCCTGACAGGGCAATAGCTGCATAGATCATCTTCCCCACAATGCCGTCACGCACCTTGTTGCTTAGGACGCACCAGGTGGCCCATCCAGCAATCATGCTGATGAACACGTTGCTGAGTAGCTGAAGGCTCATTGGCTGCCTCCCCCGAACTTGGACTTGATCA